AGAGATAAGAAGATTTTCTTCCTCTAACTCAGCACGAAGTTCTTCCTGCTTTTCAGAAAAAACAGGAATACTAAACCAGGGATCTTCCTCCAGATATACGGGAGCAGGAACTCCCATATATGGAGGTGTATCCATTACAGCAACTTTTTCTTCATCCATAGAGCACTCATCTTCCTCAAGTTCAGACTTAGGGATAAAGACTTGTTTAAGTGCTGCTGTAATCTGCTTAATCATGCCCAGACCAATTTTTTAGTATAGTTGTATGCGTAATGTTGGCGATGCCCTTTGATTCCCCATCCTAACCAGTAGTAAGCGGCAACCATGTATTGATCGACGGTCTTACCAGGACCTTCAAACTCGGGGAGATACCGTTGGAATACAGATTCATTGATCATGTATGCTGTCTGACCCTCCAAAGTGGAAGGATCGTATCCATATTTAGTGGCGAACTTACCAAGGTTACGGTAGCGTCCTACTGAGGTCCACTGAATAAGACCATACCCCCCGCTATAGCAACGGTTGTAAGGAACTCTAGCCCCTCCCTCGCAAATGTTGGGAACGAAGTTGCTTTCAGACTTAATGTTTCCCATGATCGTAGCAAGAGCATTGCGATCTGAGATTCTGGTTTTCTCTTGGAGTTTTTCAAGGACATATTTTTCATTAAAATTACATCCAGGGCACTTCCAAGTCTTTGTCACCACCTCAATTGGCACTGCCTTCTCTGTGTTAATCGCTACATCAACAGCAGGAGGGTTTTTGATCTCGCTGATGCTTGGGTAAGCACAAGCAGCAGGGATAGAGGTTGCCAATACAAGTGGCAAGATTTTATTAAGCATTAAATTAATTTGAATTCGACATCCACCTCTTGCCTAGGGCGTGGGTGGCTCAAAGTAATCCTTTCGGTAGTAGCGGCCGAGGATGTTGCTATTATAAAAGGCAGGCGTCCCATCCGTCAAGGCTTCTGTCAGGACTCCATGAACAAAAAGCTGACGGGTTTCTTCATAGTTAACTCTTCCTTTAGATTTATGTAAGGATAAGATTTCTCGTTTGAAGATGGAATTGTCCCCAAGTCTACGGCGTTCTTCATTAAGTTCATCAGAACTTCCGTAGTATTTTTTCCAGTTGCTCTCACTTTTAACTCGCCTACCTCCACCTCTAGGTTTTCGTAGTTGGTGAAAGTATTTCCTGCCGATGTAGGTTTTACCTGTGAGTGTATTTGTAATCCGATAGACAAAACCGAAAGAGTCGTTAATGTCCTCAGATAGAAAAGGGGTGCCCTCAAAAATCCAGGGGTTTTCATAATCCACTTAGCTAATAAAAAAGGCTCATACTATGTATGAACCTTAGCAAAGGTATTCTACTCAGATTTCAGGGTCTTGTCAACAGGTGCAAGGATCGTTACCACAGCAGGAGCACTTACCTTCTTTCTTCTTAGGCATCTTAGGGTTCTTAGCAACGGTCTTTGGTTTGTCGTCGCTACGATTCCAATCCATTGCCTTCTTACCATGCTTCGTGGTATACTCATCAACAATATAGGCAACCTCTTCGGGAGTCAGTTCTGGAAGTACCAGAACAGCATGGTCCTCATCGATAGCGAGGTTCTCGTCTAGAAGATAACCAACAACAATATCATAGAGACTAGTTACCTCTTCCTTTGTATATTCAGAGCGATACTTACCACCAGTCTTCTTGTGGGTGTCCTCTAGTTCTGCTGCTCTAGCATCAGCATACTTTCTACTCTTTACAGGTTTGCCAACCTTTTTCTCCTCTTTTCCATCGGTGGAACCATAAACCTGATAGGGCATCTCATCAATCTGCTCTACCTCTTCTTTATTCATTCTCTTTGCTTCTTTAGCGGCATCATCTCTGTCTCTATGATCTGCTCTTCTTTTAGCATCATCATTCATAACTTTGGTAATCTTCTTCGATCTTTCCATCGCTTCAGGACTACCATCACGACCAAGATTTCCTGCCTTACGGAACATCTTCAGATAAGGAAGTTTTTTCTTTTCTTCATCGAGAGTTTCCAGAAGTCTGGAGTGTACATGCTCATACCCTGCTTTCACTACAGTTGGAGTGCCAGTGGCAGCAGCAGTTCCCTTGTTATAAAGTGCTTTATTAACTTCAGATCTAGAACCACCGCTTTGTCTGATCTTCTGAGCAGCAGCAAGTTTTGGATTTGCTTTTGCCCAAGCAGACATATCTGCCGCTTTATTGCCAGTCTGTGCTACAAAGGGTTTGGTAGCAGCAGTAGGTGCTGGTTTAGCGGGTGCAGTAGGTGCTGGTTTAGGAGCAGCAGGAGCGGGTGCATTTGCTGTAGTTGGATTAACGGCACCTCCCTGCCTCTGTGTGGTCGATCCCAAGTCTCTACCACCCTGACCTCTTTGAGGTTTAGCAGGGGCAGCAGCAGGGGTGCTAGCAGCGGGTGCAGCAGGAGTGCTAGCACCGCTACCAGGCAGATTACCAGTCGTTACGAAGTCTCCAATGCTCTTCAATCGCTGATTATTTCTGGCAGCTGCAGGGTTGGTAGCAGCAGTGTTAGGAGTACCAGTAAAAATATTTCTTACCTGATTAGCAGCACCCTTAAACAGGTCACCAGTCATGTTGGTCAGTGCTCTACCAGCTCTGTAACCAAGATCTTGGTTTTTTCCAGGATTAGTTCCAATTTCTAATCCACCAACCTTACCATAAACACCAGGTTTCTGAGGTGCCTCACTGATCTGAATAGCGACTGCTCTGGCTTGCTTTCTGCCAGCACTCTGAGCGTTCTCGTTCAGATGAGGATTTACTGTGCCCAGAGCAGCACGGAAGTCGTGTCCTACGATGTCCTTATCCAGTGCCTCTGCAATGTTATCAATGAGTCTAGGACTCTCATATCCCATGACAATGCATCCTTCAGCAATGTCAAGGAATCTCTCTGCCAGTTCTACATTCATAACCTTGAGACGCTTGTAGTAGTAGGACTCTGCTACAACCAACTCAAACTTTTCTCTCATCCAGCGAGGAACGGTGTCGTCCTTCACCTTCTTCATATCCTCAACAGCTTTCTCATTATTCTTACGACGCTTCTTCATATCTGTCTCAAGATATGAATCGTCTTTGTCTTTTCCTTCAGCAATGTCCGAAAAGGACTGTGCCATTTTAGTGATATCAGAAGGCAGCATCTTACTAACTTAGACAGGATCTAGTAGAAGTATTTATAACCATGAAAAAAGAGGGTCTCCTGACTGTGACCAGGACCCTCTGTGGCAGCGCCGACGATATTCAATTCTATTTAGATAAAGAACTGCTGATTAATTCTGTAGAGTCTTCTATCAAAGGAACCTTCTTCCATGTATGCAGTGTGCTGTACATTCTGCAGATACATTACCATCCTATTGTATTTCATTTCAACATATCCAAGAAACTCATCATTCTCAAAGAATGATGTTCCCCCAGAACATTCATCATCAGTATTTAAATATATCGAACTCGCTACATTTTCTCCAGATGGATTATCAATATGAGGAAACATGTCCTCATTACCAAAACTCTGCATAACATTCACCATGAATGTTGCCTGAGATAAATTCCAGTTCACATATTCTGAATCCAGTCTATTGGGAAAATGTCTTTGTATGTAATCATTGTACACTGGTCCTAACCCACTCAGATCATATGATGCATTGATCGTATATGCAGGATAACCTCCTCTTTTAATTTTACTAGAGGGTGGTATTGCCAATGCTAAATTTCTTACTAGTTGTGGATTTCTATAAAATGAGTCTACAACTAGAACTTTAATATTACCAAACCATTGTATCTGTTCTTCTCGATGATCGTTTACTTTAAAAACGATATCTTCATTGACGAGGTGTGCCATATTTAAATTTCATTGCCTGCAGGAACCATGCATCGGTCAATGACTTTGGACCATGCAAGAGAACTTGAACTTGCCTCTCCCCCAAAGAAGGATCAGCAAGTGCTTTCTTTTTCCATTCAGGAGTATCAGAGTTTGCCACCGACTACACCATCATTTACTACTCTACTTGAGTCTTCTGGCCATCCTTCTTGTCTGCCTTTCAGGTAAAATCGAGTGCCAGAGATACACTGATCCTCTGACAAAGCAGTGACCAACTCTTCACCATCTTTTGCCGCACTGTGCCACAACCCATACTGAGTCTTGTAAACACGGAAGCAGTCATCATACCAAACATAATCACTCATAATTCAAATCCTGCAAAGGTATCTTTACTAACATCCTGCTTAATACCACCAACGATATAAGATTCAACCTCAGTCTCCTGTGGAGCAACCTGAAGACCCTTAGAAGAGATCCAGTGCTGTGTCCATGGGAGGGGATTGTTCTTAGCAGGGATATCATACAATGGTTTCAAACCAATCGCCTTCATACGACGGTTTGCAATCCACTCAACATATTGTGAGAGGAGTTTTTCATTCAGACCAATCATCGATCCGTCTTTGAACAGATATTCTGCCCACTGTTTTTCCTGCTGTACTGCCTGATCAAAGGTCTGATACAACCACTGCTCTTCTTCTTTAGCGATTTTGAGCATGTCTGGATCATCACCACTCAACCAGTTGTTCATAATATTCTGAGTAATCACCAGGTGCTGATTCTCGTCTCTGGCGATAAGAGAAATAATTTTTGCCGATCCCTCCATGAGCTTAAGTTCACCAAATGCGAACGAGCACGCGAAGGAGACATAGAATCTAATTCCCTCCAGGATATTGACATTGGCGACTGCTCTATAGAGTTTTCTCTTGAGTTCATAGAGTTCGTTTTGTGCAGAATCTACACCTTCTAATGCATGTTCCCATGAGTTACCTGCACCCCACTCTTGAGATGCCTGTAGGAAATCATCATATGCCTGAGTTACAGTGGTAGCCCGTTCAACGATACGGGGATCATTGATGATGGTATCAAAGACTTCTGATGGATCGCTGTACACATTCTTAATGATGTATGTGTATGAGCGACTGTGAATCATCTCCATGAACTGCCATGCGTTCATACATGCTTCCAGTTCAGGAAGAGAACAGAAGGGGGTAAAAGAGAGTCCAGGACCTCTACCCTGAATAGAGTCCAGCATAACCTGATACTTCAGGTTACTTGTGAAGATATGCTTCTGCTCAGGACGGAGGGTATGGTAGTCTGAACGATCTTTCTGAAGGGAGACCTCTTCTGGTCTCCAGAAATATCCCAACTGCGTTTGAGTTAGTTTGTCGAAGACAGGATATTTGTATGAATCATACCTCTGAATCCCCAAAGGAGCACCAAAAAACATCGGTTGTTTCTTGGTGTCTACAGGGGAGGTATTAAAGACCGTCATTCCTTCGACGGTCTTCTTTTCTTTGGCGTCTAGTCTAAATTGCACAGGCGTCGCACTCCGATACTTCTGATAGTTGTTTAAGCAAATCGCTTACGCTGTCTTCTTTTTTCTCTTCTAACTCATCCGTTTTGTTGTCGTAAGTGTTCTGGTAGTAGCTGGTCTTCCAACCGTACTTATATGTAGTCAAAAGATCATTTGCCATGACCGAAACAGGAACTTCATTGTCAGGATAGTTCTCTGGATTGTAACTCCAGTTACCAGAAATTGCCTGGTCGAAGAACTTCTGCATGACTGCAACGATCTTGATATAACCCTCATTAGACTTCATATCCCAGAGAAGAGTATAGAAGTGTTTTAGAGTCCCATACGAAGGAACAATCTGCTTAAGAGGTCCCTTCTTCGACTTTTTAGTGGACAGGTATCCTCTAGGTGGTTCGATTCCATTTGTGGCATTTGACACAACGGAACTGCTCTCCGAAGGCATCTGTGCGGACAGTGTTGAGTTCCTAAGACCGAACTTCCCGATAGATTCTCTAAGACTCTCCCAATCATATTTTAACTCATTAGGCACAATGCCGTCAACATCCTTCTTGTATGTATCAATCGGAAGAATGCCCTGAGAATACTTGGTACGATCGAAGTACCCACATGCACCCTGCTCAGCAGCAAGACTATTAGATGCCTTCAGCAGATAGAACTGGAACGCCTCTGTGAGATCGTGTACGAGGTTCCATGCCTCTTGGTC